CAAAATTAAAGTTTGATCCATTTCCTGTGACCCCAGCAATATTGAAATCACCCACATCAATATCTGATCGGCTGACTAAATTCTGTGCGGCTGCTAATACACCCGCGGCAATTGCTGCCGCTGCAACGCCTGCCAATGGATTTAACGCAAAATAAGTTGCAACGCCTGCAACAATGGCTGATGCTTTTAATGCATTGTAAGCCTTAACCAATGCAGTGATTGCAGCAATCGTTCCTGTTACCGCGGCTGATATTTTTGACACCACAAATATTGTGCCAATGATTCCTGCTAAAACAATTAATTCATCTTTTAAATTAACCACGGTTTGAATTACCGATTTAACACGCTCACCCCATGCAAATGCATTTCTTTCTGATTCAGTGAATGCATCACTTACGCCTTGATCCCCAGTCAATCCACCGACAAATGCATTTAATGCGGGCACTGCACTATTAAGAATAAACCTGGTTAATCTCTCAGTCAGTGGCAACAATGCTGCGCCAATTCTTTCCTGGGCTTCATCAATTGCAATTTTAATTCGCACAAAACTTTTCTCAGTTGTCTGCGCTTCATTGGCAGCAAACCCACCAAATGTTCCTGTTAATTGTTTAAAAATATCATTAAAGTTTCCTGATTTTAATGTGGATGCATCAATGCCTAAACCCAGCCTGCCCAATGATGCTGCGTTGCCATCATAAGCCTTGCCCAATGCATTTGCCACGGCTTCCAGGGGTTTGCCAGTTGCACTTGAAACATCTAATGCCAAATTTAATAAATCCTGGGCGGCTTGCACATCATTTGTTGAGCGGGCTAATCTGCTAAATGCTGGGCGCAATTCATCATCAGTAACACCAATGGCAATTGATGTTTTATCAATATATTGACCAACGGCAGCAATTTGAGCAGTTGTTGCATTTGTAGTTTTTTGCAATGTTTCGGTGAGTTTTCTTTGTGCGCCTTCATCCGCTGCGGCATTCTGCACTGATTTAAGTGCAAACGCTCCAATGGCTGCGCCAGCGGCTGCAAATGCCAGTGCAGCCTTTTTACCAAAATCAGTTAATTGATCGCCAAATGATTCAACATTTTTTTGTGATCCTTTTAATGCATCCGCTAATTGCTTTGTTTCTGCAAGGATTGATAATTTAAGGGTGCGGGATTGGGTTGCCATTTACCATTCCTTAATGATCTGATCAAATGCATTTTCCCATTGATCTAAAATATAAGGCTGCTCCTTGCGTAGTGTTGGATAAATAAACCAGCCCCGTGAACCCCTGCCAAATTTTCCTGACCAGGCTGGAAATTGCTTAAATTTATTTGATCCAAATTCAGCCCCGCCCCATAGTTGCTGCGTAGTGCCACCACCACTGTATTTTTGAGCCGCAAATCCCAAGTTCAATTCACCAATTTTGGATGATTTACTAACACGCGATCCCTTAGCAATTGGATCATCAATTTTATTTTGGGTTTGACCTGATGCATCAATAATTTTTTTCTGCACATATTCAACCAACGCACCTGATGTTTTTTTGGATTCTGCAATTGCAGCATCATCCATTGCACTAATAACTTTGATAATGACTCTCAATTGTTGCTTATTGTAAGCATCAGAATCAGTCATTTTTGCGCTCCTTTAAAATCTCAACTGCGGTTAAAATCTGTTCCGCGCTTTCCCATTCCGACATTGGAATTGATGTGGCAATTGCCAATTCAATTAATAATCGGTTTATGCTTCCGCGCTGGAAACTTTTGGGCTTTCATCACCCACGGTGACATCCACAATGCCCTCACACCATGCTTCATAAGGTTTAATTACCTTACCGCCTGCATTGCGCTTCATTGCATGATAAGCCAAAAACAATAAATCATTCAACCCCATCTTTTCCTGGGCTTGGCTGATTGTATGTCCAGTTTTCTGCTCCCACTTTGACCATTCAGGAACTTGGGCAATGTAAATTGCAGATTCACCGTTTCCATATTCAATTTGTATTGGTAATTTCATTTTTGTTTGCTCCCGATTCTATTGATTAACTAAATGTGGCAACTGGCGTTGTCACGCATGTAAATGATAAATCCACCGTTTGCGCATCAGGTGCAGTGCCGCCCGCTGATGGCAAAATTGGCTGAACATCAAATGCAAATGATGCACCTGAATCTGCGCCAAAAATTACTGATAAACCAGTGTTCGGTGCGCTGGTTGCGGCAGTCCACAATGCTTCACACAATGATGATGCTGCGCCCCAATCGGCAAGCATTGAAACCGCAAATGTGCCCTGTGTGTCAGTAGTAAAATAGGCTTTACCATCTAAGGTTTGATAAGTGTTAATTGTTGAATCCACTGTTAATGTGGCTGATGTGGCTTGCGCATCATAACTTGCACCTGCAATGGTGAAACTTATATCGCGACCCGTAATGATTGTAGTTGGCATTTTTTTCCTTCTCTCTTATATATCTTGATTATAGTAGGTGCTAACTGCCAAATCGGCAATCAGTATTGATGATGTGTTTATGTTTGTTATTGTTGGGCGTTGAACATCACCGACCACATAACCATTGGGCATCACACCCAAAATTTGAATAACTAATTTTTCTAAATTATCTAATGCGCCTGGATTTGAGTTATACGCAACGGCTGCGGTTATTGTAAAGTTAATTTTGACACTTACTGATGATTTACTAATCAGGGTGCTTTCCAAATAAGGTGATCCCGCAATAATTACACATGCAGGCGGAATAATGGCTTCGGGAACTGAATCATAAACTGATGCTCCGATTGATGCCAATGCGGTTGCTAAATCTGCCCGCACCTCAGCGATTGATGCACTCATTGGCAAATTGTTTCAGTGTCTAAAAATGGTGTTAATAAACCCATTTGGCGATTGATCATTGCGCGCCCTGTTCGGTAAATTGTCTGAGCAAAATCCACGCCCTCAATTTGTGATCCAGGTGCAATAACTGCCTGGAAAATGTCAGTGCTTAGTCCTAATAATGCGTTTTTAATTGCATCATTGTTTGCATAAAGATCAGCGGCACTCGACCCATCAAGCACCGCGACCCCAGCGGGGATAACTGGGGTGTCAATAGAATCAGCGGCAATGACGGCTGCGCTGAACCTATACACATCAGCCGTGCGGGCTTGGACTGTATAAGTGTCATCTATTGCACCACAACCAGTCACAACGACTGATTGACCCTCTACAAAAAGATTAGGGCGGATTGTATAAAAATAAACAATATTTTCTTTGACCTCAAATGAATCAATTGCAAATTGATAAGAATTTAAAATTGGCAGTAAAATTTCCTCACTGCTAGCAATAATCTGATCCAAATAAGCATCTGAGTATAAAGATTCACTCACGCCCAAAATTGCGCGTAAATCATCAGCATCAATGATGGGCATGAGTTAATCCTTTCATTCGGCTGGGCAATGTTCGGGAGCGACCATTACCCATGATTTATTTATTGATCAGGTCTGATTCCAACATGCGCCAAATGGAATCTTTGGTGCAATTGCTGCATAACCATAGTAAAGCAAATCAACTGTTCCATCACTTTGAATTGCGGTGCGCAATGTAAAGCGTGGGGATTCATACCATGTCCATGCTTGCGGATTAATTGTCACCATAGAGAAATCTCCAGTTGAGGTTGTTCCGCCTGCATTGCCAATTGATCGGCTCACATAAAGATCAAGTCCTGGAGATACGCGACCACGCAAACTGCCTGCGGTTGCAAGTCCAGCCTGATTTGATGGATTGGCTGCATTGTAAAGAGGTGCGCCATTGTCGTTATATCCCATAATATTTGCCCATTGTCCTGGTGAAACAACTAGATTTTGCGCAAATCCTAATGATGATGAATACACGGCTGCTGCGGCTTGTGATGTGTAAGCCAAAAATCCTGTGGCAGTGTTTGCATTAACTGCGGTTTGTTGCCCCGCGGCTTGAATTGTTCCAACTGCAAATTCATCAGTGACCTTAGCGTAAGCAAATTCGAGATTTGCTAAGAGGGCATTTATATACTCAGGTCGGCTGCGGTCTATGAGTTCCACTGTGGTGATTGCGCGACCCTTAAAGGATTGCACTGGGACTGATAAAAATGTTGCAGATAATGATGAATCTGTGACTGCGGTATTTTCAGGCACATTTGCAACTGTTGGAACTGCGGTCACGCGTGGCAATTCGAATGTCATGCCCTCACCAACTAATGCCTCACGGCTTAGTGCATCAATCATTCCGCGATCACCATTTGCTAATGCATTAATGATTTGAGTTGATTGTGGTGTTGGGATCATTCCAGGTGCAGTTGATGTGGTGTTATCGGCTGCGCGCACATACATGCGGGAATCATCATCACCCAATACATTTGCTTTTAAAAAATGCTCTAAATATGTCACCTTATTAATGATTGGTGAGCGTGGGGATGTATAAGCCACGGGTGCTGATTGGGCTTTGATTGCAGTTGCTTCAACTGTTTCAGGTGCGGCAACTGTTTCAG